AAGCCCACAAGGTCTTAGAGACATTCAATGTAGTACTAATACTACCAATGTATCAAACGATATAGGCATTACTGTTCCGGGTAGTCAGAGTAATCAACGATTCAGCACAACTACAATGGGTGTAATGGAGTTAGAGAAACATAGTATTGTGTTAAAGTTATTAGGTGAGACACCTGACAACAAACCTGTATTACAACCAATTAATGTTAAGATGAAATCTCGTTGCATCACTTGCAACAAGCTAAATAAAGCAAATGCTAAATTCTGTAATGAATGCGGCACTGCTTTAGAAATATTTGCGTGAAGATAGAGACTAGTTTAGATTGGCAAAAGGTTCGTACTCAATTAACTAATGAATTAAATAGTATTGGGTACAACCCCGACCTCAATAAAATGCTAAGTAACATTAACCCTATGGTTACTGAACTAAGTAAATTAGAAGTTGAAGCAAGACGCACACGCAAAAAAACTTATTGCGACAATCAAATCGAAAAAATTAATAATGCAATAAATCACTTAGAGAAGTTGTTACTTATTGCTAAATTGATGAATTAAATAAACCAAGTAATTATACTATACCTGACACCTTGCGTGACAGGTATTATTTCATGTGGATACATGAAATTGCTAGGGAACATTAATACTGATCCTCTTTTAGGTTTAAATTTTAACTCTCTATTAAAGAATGAAAATTCACCACCTTCATAATCATCATTTAACATGAATGAACATGAAACTGCTCTGGGCATTGATTTGAATGAATCAGTATGCTCAACATAAAATTGTCCAACATTATATTTAAGCAACTCGTACCCACTGTCTTGTACTATTCGTGCATGTGGAAATATTTGATTGTATTTTGTTATGGCTTCTGCGGCACACTTGAATAATTCATCATCTATTGCTTTTCTTATATCAGTATCTAATAATTGAGATATTTGTATAGAGTTTACATTTCTTATAGTTGTGTCAACTATCCCGTCACCTATACAAGTAGGTGCCCATTCTTTTGCAAATTCATATTCTCTAAAAATAGCATCAATTAAATAATCTGGTACTATATTTTCAAATTCTACTATGTAGTCATGCAGATGTTTTGAACCTGAAGGTATAGGTGCCGGTACATTACTAGTTTCGGTTTTTGGTATATCTAATACTTTGGGTTTATCTAAAGGCTTAGTTTGTACTTTATCAAAATATGCAAAACTATTTTCACCTCTACTTCTAACATAATGTAAGAATACTTGAATATATTCTTTGCCCTTATAAGGTTCACGCCAGTGTTCTGCCTCACAACCTAAGTACATCATAGCATCACCTGTTCTTAAATTTAACGATACTACTTCACCGTTTGGTTTTCTTATATTAATAGGCCATTCACTATCACCGTCTAGATGTATAGTAAGACTTATCTCACATGCTTCTCTATCTGTATGTGATAATAACTCGCAATTATTCCTATATACTCTTGCGTAACTATAAGTGGGTAAAACTTTTTCACCTAAAAACTTACTAACTTCAGGTGTCTTTTCGCACAACAATTCTAAGAACCCAATATAGTTATATTCAATAAGACTGTTAGGAGCTTGTGAATCACCTACTGAATTGTTTTCTATTGTGAATTGTCTAAATTCTTTTGCTAAATTGCTTGCCGTTAAATTATCTATAAAATTAGGTAGATAGATATAATTGTTAGTTGTTATTTCTAAATTCATATTGGAGGTAAATCATCAGGTGCAGATTTAAATTGTTGATAACATGCCAATGCCCAATCAGGTAAGTCAGTGACTATAAAGTTGTGTCTAGTATCTCTATATTCAACTTCACCTTGACCATCTTGCCATTGAATAGCATGTATATCTTCAGGTATACCGCATGCGGAAAAATCCAATCCAATTATCACTTTGTCATCTGTATATACTGCACCGTCATCAACAATAATTGCAAGTCTGTTAGAATCTATCATAATTATTTCTCACTTAATCGTCCTGCTCTATTTGCTGCATCTAAGAAAATTTGTTGTATACCTTCATTAGATTTCACCATTTCATTTCTAAAACTCTCAACTGCCGCACCTGTTTGTCTGCTCATTCCTGAATTTTCAATTAATAACATTGGAATAAAAGTCATAGCACAATTCCATTCGTCTATATGTTTACCTGTGTTAATGTCATATCCTTCTACTTTTGTGAACCAAGCACACTTCAGTCCAACACATTCATCTTTTAAAATTGGGCAAAAATTGCCAGGTTTAAGTTGCATAAATATTCCTTTGATATCAAATATTTAATATCATAAAAAATATTTTAATTTTTTGTAGCCAATATCATGTCTACATATTTTACTGATAAATCTAATGTACCGCTAATATTTACGCCTATAGTACCAAATGGATGGCTATGCCCGCCTGCTGTTCCATTTGCTCCCGAATTCACAAGAGAAGGTGCACCTGCTAAAGTATTTGGCCATGATCCTGGAACAGTTGACATTGATGTATAATTTGTATAGCTAGCCGGTGAGCCTACAACACCCGGATTAGTGTGTGTATGTGCAGGCAAATTAGTAGGACCCAGAGTAGTACTACCAGTTGTTAATCCAGAGAACGGTGCAGTTCCTGATATAGTGCGGCTTTAATAGATTGTTGGAAATCCACTAGAACCATATAAGTTGGTTGTTCCATTTACTACTCTTAAGGTAACATCATTATAATTAGTAGTATCCTTTGTCCATCCGACCGGAGCAGTTGCATTTATAAAAAATGTTTTTGTACCTGTTTCAAATACTGCACTTGCCATTTTAGTTCCTTGTTGCTATTATTACATCTATGTATTTTATTCTTAAATCTAGTGAACCAGTTTGAGACCAGGTTACTGACATATCACCTGATGGATGTGTATGAGCAACATCCGAACCGCCACTTAAACTTTGCCATTGAATTGGACTTGATCCTGTATTATATCCTGCTACTTGAGCCTTAGGGCCAATATTTTGTCCACCATTATATCCCTGACCACCTGATCCGATGGATCCACTGTAATAATAAGTGTGATAGTGAGATGCAATTTGATTTACGTTCAACGCTACTGCACCAATAGAACCAGTGGGTGTACCTGGCAAACTTACAGACTGTGTTGTAAAAACTGATGAAAAGTTAATAGTACCACCGGTACCAACTGTTGCACCAGTAGTTACTCTTAATGCATAATCATTGTATGTGGTTACTTTAGTCCAATTTAATGGTGGAGTACTTTGATGAAAAAGTGTTGAATAACCTGATTGAATTTCTAATGCCATATATTTTTAATTTTTACTTGCTATGATTACATCTTGATATCTAACTGCCATTGACAGTGGTACACCTGCTGGAGCAGTACCAGGAGATATAGTATGCGTATGTGATCCGCCCAGCCATTGAGCACTGGGACTAGCATAAGCGGCGCCAGATCCATATGATCCCCAAAAATATGCCCTATTAGGACTTATTGCTGCTCCTGCATATGTAGCACCTACCCACGGACCTGAATGGGTATGATAAGGTAAATTTGACGATGATAAAGTAGTAGCTCCAAGGGAAGTACCTGTTAAAGTTGCAGTACCGGCTAAAGTTAATGAAGACATAACACTTGAAAAATTTACACTACCACCAGTAGCAATTGTGCCACTAGTCACTCTTAAGGCATAATCATTATAAGTTGTGTCTTTAGTCCAACCAAGTGGGGCGGTACCCTGAGCAAACAACATTCTTGATCCAACATACTCTGCATACCCAATATACTGTGCCGCTGTTGCAGCTTCTAATGTTACCGGTACAAATCTCATATATTATCCAAAATAACTTGTATATCCATATATTAACCATGCATTATTAATTCTTGATAATGTAAAGCCAAAGAAATCTGTTCTATTAGCAGTACCTGCAGAGGCAGTACCCGCCATCCAAAGTATTGTTTGTGCTACCCCGTCTATTTGTAATGCATTAGGTACATATGGTGTTGCTCCTTGTACAACAATAACAGTTTTGTAAATTGACCTGTTATTTGTTGTAGGTACATTTGTAAAGTTAATAGTAAAATTACTAGAAGGTGTTATATGGTGAAATGTTGCACTAGACGTTGTGTCATGTACTACGACACCTGTTGCCCCAGTGATTACAGTAATTAACTCTGTGGTATTTTGTAATGTTATCTGTCCACTTACAACTAATGAAGTTAATGAACCTGTACTAGTAATATTAGGTTGGGCACTTGCAGTTACTGTACCTGCAGTAGTCGCACTTGTTGACAATGGAACTGTACCAACTAAGTTAGCAGCAGGCAACGCAGTTAAATATGTTCCGTTTGCTATAATATAATTACTAGTAACACTATTGCCACTTACTATATTACCTACATAATTTGCGGCGTATATTGTACTTGTTGATAAGTTTGCATATATTGAAACATTACTATTGAGCGAATAATTAGCGGTAGTATTAGCACTGGCAAAAGTAAAATTCATATTACCTGTACCAGTAGTAGTTACTAATGTATAGTCACTAATATTACTACGGGCAACATTTAAGTTTGCTACTCTAGTTGTGCTTGTTACTATAATTGGTGCAGTACCGGTTGCGACATTACTTGTTAGTATAGACGCATTAACATTACCTGGTACATCTATGTTTCCGCCACCTGTGATGTTACCAGTAACATTCGCATAACCTGTTATATTTGATCCTGTGCCTGTTACTACTAAAATTAAATTACCATTTGCGTAATTATTGATATTCCCATTTACTGTAGGAATAGAGACATTACTAGTACCACTTTGGACAATACTGAATGTTATACTGCTCCATGATACATTTCCAGCACCGTCTGTTTTTAAATATTGTCCGCTAGTACCACCTGCAATCTTAACATTCGCATATGTACCTAAATTCACAGTAGATGCACTTGAAAAATTAACAGTACCTGATGCAGTTAATCCAGTTAGTGTACCAACACTTGTAATAT